AGTATAAATAGCAATATCCCTATCTGGTTCCTTTTTAATAGAAACGATAGGTATTCTCATAAATTCAGTTTCGCCTTCTCCGGTCCAAAATTTTGCATAACTTGCTGTGGGCAAATCTTCAAGTACATGTAACACACCAACTCCCATATTTCCTTTCATCATTGTTATCCAAGTATTAACTGACCTTTCCTTCACAGGATCAACAATTTCCACAATTCGTAAATTTTTAGTAAGAATTATTCTTCCAAGATCGGAAGCTTGTGGATCATTTTCGCTCATGGTTGGTAAATCAGTTTCTCGTCCTTGTGGCACAAAACGACCGGCTGCGCGGTTATTCTTTTTAGCTTTGGCATATTGTTTCAATTGATCTCTCTGTTTTTCGTACTTAGCAGATTGACCTGAAAAGTAACCTTGAAATCCAAAACTAAGAAAAACTCCTGCAATAGCTGCTGTAAGGGCAGCAACTATAGCATAGCACCCAATAATTTTATACCCAGACCTTGCTTGATTTATCATAGCCATATGTTCTTCTAAAGCATCAATACTTTTCCCATCAATAATCAACGCGCGTACCGCGTCTTTTTGAGGATCGGAAAGCATTTTATCTCTAGCTAACATATTAATAACTAATGGTATCATGTACTTTGGTGTTGTCACGCGATCAGTATAAGTTAGATGTTGAAATTCATAAAGTGTTTTACACAATTCTGTGGTTTCAAACATAGCCCAACTTAACTTACGTCTAACTTCTTGATCATACTTAACAGCGAAACTATCTGTAACTATTCCGCTAGAAAAGTGTAACCAAGGAATTTGTTTAATGGGAACACCCAAAATTTCTGATACATGAGTTGCTGTTGACTCAACTTTGTGAGGAACATGTGTAATGACATTTGGTACTATCACTACATCATTCCAAACCATATGCGCTGGATTCATTGTTTCGTTAGGATAAACGATTTTACAATGAGAACTCCAGTGTGTATAGTAAAATGAATTAATCATTTTCAACAAAGCTGTTTCATTATTGGTTCGAGCCCAAAGCATAACCTCATCTATCCATGTGTAAATACATGGTAGAGGTTTAACTTGAGTCCAATCATAATTTAAAATAACACGATGGTTGTAGTAGTCCCAGACACGGTAGAAAAACTCCTGTGCCGGAACCGACATTCCTTCGTGATGTTTGCATTGTTTTTGGCCACAAGATCGCAAATAATTAATAGCAGGACGCATGGTCCTGTCAATAACAATTGCAACCTTTTGTATCAAATTAGGTCCTTGGGGATACATAGGCGCCGAACTAGGTGGTATATATTTATCTAAAGCAAATGGATTCTCATCATCAAATTTCATATCTAATTCCGTTTGAGTTTTTACACTCAAAGGGACAGGAACTTGACGATCAACTGGTTGTAATACCGGTTGATCTTTAAGAGAATCTATTTTCTTAGTAAATAATCCACTAAGTGAATTCCACGCATCCTTAAAATCCGTAGTAAGTGACTTTTTATATTGATCATACTTTTCATTCTCACCTAACGTCGTTGTTGTGACCTCTGTTGAGGAAGTCGTTGTTGTAATCGTTGACGTTGCGGTGTGAGTTGAAGTAGATAATACTGAAGTATTACTAGAATTAGAAGAATTGCCTCCTGCTGGTCCCATCGGTGGTGACGGTGGTACATTAGGAGGTGGTGGATTCGGCGGTGGTAGTGGTGGCGGATTGACTGGAGGAATAAAAGTAAACTTCGATTTCCAATCAATCTGATTAAGACTACCCAGGTACTGAGCATGATTCGCTTGGTGCTTTAAATAGATTTTCTCCATAAGACCAGCCCACGAAAGACGCTCACCCTTTTTCTGAGGCATAGTAACACTATTGTAAAGTCCAGATGATGGAACATTCTCTTCTGAGACGAGAATGAAATCCATATCATTAGTATCTTCAAATGTTAGTGCTGCTAAACCTGTTTTGGGTTGAGTACCGGGCTTCAATTCAACTAAAACGTTAAAATCAACGCGCCTAAAGAGGGCTGCTGGAGACATAACGCCTAAGTTGGTTAAATTCCGAATATCTGCATTCATACTACTAATAATAAGTGGTGCTTCCATAAAAGTGGTTCCTTTTGATGAAAGATCCGCCATATTAATAGGCATAGATGCAATATTTCTAGCCATGAACAATTCATTCGCAGTTTTACAACGTAACAATGTGTCAGTATTTTGGAAAAGATCCTCATACATGAGCGCAAATGTTCCGTTATGATAACCGGACCAAAAATCATCGGCTTGATTTCTGGTATGAATATGTCCTTGAGTAATAGTCTTGCCTAAACAAGACGCTAACGCAAAGGGACAAGCCTGAGCTATGAGAGTTTTTCCTTGTTTTGGTATTCCAAAGAAATTAACCCACACAGGCTGAGGTCGTCCCTTAAGGGTACCTAATTTTGTTTGAACTTCTAGCATCTTCTGATAACCTAATAACAGAATCTGCTGCATACGTGATATTACTGGCTGTTCCAAAGAAGTTTTAGCAACTTCCTTGAAAGAGGCCTGCAATTTCGCGTAAGCTGCAACAAAATTAATCCCTATACTCCTATCTCCGGGAATCGCATTAACATCGAGTGTCGTAATTTGCACATAAAAATCTTCATATGCTCGTAATAACACTTCGGTAGCTTTTGACGACTCAAAGAATGGATATCCCGTAAATTTGGTGAAAACAAAATCAATGCATTTCTGCAAGATTTGCCAACAAGTTTTAAGAAAAGTCCCAATGTTTTGCAAAGAGACCATAAAGCGTGATGTCTTGTTTACCGAATTCACCATGTCTGAGACCGAAACCCCAGACTGACTACCGACAATATAGGCCAACGAATCGACCATAAAAATGCCGGCTTTCTTCTCTTCTTCTTCTGATCCCTGGGGTTGCCAAGAATCAAATTCAGGTTGAAGCATACTCTTAATCTCAAAAATAGTCCTCGCTAAAAGAATAAATTGAGATAAAGTGAATGCTGTAAGAAGAACGCCACAAACCACGACAAAAATGATGCCTGCTTTAATCCAAGTTGGGGAAAATCCTAAAACTTTCTCCAAACTGGTCGAAACAGACGACATAATATCAGTGAATTTTGACTTAACAGAATCAAGTAATCCATCGGCCATACTTGATCCTATCTCCTTAAATTGATCTTTGTTGGTTTCAATCGCATGCCTCATTGCTGAGGCAACCGTCTCGTCCAGAAAGCCTGGTTCAGCTTTCTTAGACTTTGATGATTGCGGTTGAAAACCATACAGAGAAATACCATGTTTCTTTGCAAGAGTATCTTGCCACAATTGGACAATAATTTTACGACGTTTCGCACCAGGTTCGGCGGAAACGTTACGAGACACCAGCTTTGAGGCTGGCATCTCGTCTCCAAACATATGCAAGTGCTGCTTGTTTAGACGTATTATCATCTGAAGGTGTAGCAAACCGTAGCCAGAAATGTACAGTTGAAGGGCCTTACGAATAAGGTCAACTGGTACAAGTCTCACTAGATTAGGCGCGTATCCATGACTATCAAAGAAATCTTCGAAAGAAAGAGCAGCATCCATTACTGAATGCTTCTCCTTAATTCCTAGCTCTCGATTTGCTGCGTCAAAGGTTCTCTGTTGTTGTTGATAACGTTTTTCCTTTGACCGCCTAGTACGTGTGGTATGATGATCAATTTTACCTGACTGCTTTTGGAAGGGCAGTGAACTTAATATAGTATCAGCCAATAATTGCTCATTAGCTGATCGATTGCCAGACACTGCCCCTAAAGACAATGCCTGACCATCTTTTAACTTGACCTTAACACTAGTAACTGAACTCGAAATTGCACCAGCAGCAAACACACAATTCTCGTAAACGGGAATTGGTAATTTGTTCTGTTGACAATATTGATTAAGGTCGCCCTTCCGATTAGATGTGATAGGTCTCTGACGAATAAATCGAAATCCACAAGAAATCAAATTTCCTATGTACATTCGACAATCATCAGAGAGATCTACACGATCCAATAATTTGGTGTCTAAATTATCTTCAGTAATATTAATAACAGATACCGGCACAGGTTGTGCAGGTGCTGGTTCTGTCGTAATAGTTCCAAAGGTCGCCTTAATACCATCCAAGAAAGAACTCTTGGGGATATAAGGTGGTCTATAAGGTGGAACTGTTGGAAACATCTGAAGAGGATGCGTAGTAGAAGTTGGAAGCGCGGTAGCAGAGAAATGGTCTCTCTGCTTCCGCACTATCTCAAGTTCAGTTTGTGCTTTAATCACGGAATCTTGTAATAAATTATTCTGAACTCTAAGAGAATCCACTTCACTCGCCAATTCGTTATGTTCACGAATCACCGAGTTTAGTGTTTCTACTGACGTATCTTTCCGGTTCCTTTCAATCTCTTTCAATTGAGTATGGAATTCCGGATTCATTTTATGTATCTCTGCCATTGATGCATTGAGAAGTTCGCCGTATACACGACGTTCCTCTGTATTAACTATCAATAATTTTAACAAAGCATGTATTCGAGCATGCAATGGCATAGATTTTAATAATTGTGTGTTAGCTTGCAACTGAGTATTTGGCTCAGTGGCTTTAAATCCTAAAAATTCTGAATCTTTATGTGAATCTGACATTTTGAATTATATTTAATTTAATGGGGTCTGCCTCTCTATCAGGTGACGCTCCCAAACAAAATGGAATAATGTTTAGAATGTAAATTGGTAAGCCCTCGTGAAT